TTTACGATGTCATCGTAGTTGATTTCCGCCGATATGCTGCGGACGTTCATCTCCCGCGTGATTACGGACTCCGTGAGGTCGCCCGGCGCTTCCCGCCACTGGAACCGGCCCTGTGGGTCAACGTAGAACCGGCCCCGGTTCGCGCGCGGCATGGCAAACTGTAGCTGCAAGAGCGCGGCGTGAATGTTCGTGTCTTGCGCGTAGAACGTCGCCAGCGTGTCCCCTACGGTTTCGTCTATGACGCCAATAGGTATCGGGTATTCGTTCATCTGCATAGCAAACAGGGCGTTTACATGCTCTGCCACCGTCACGCGCCCGCCATCGTAGGTATGCACCAATTCCCGCGCAAGCTGTGTGATCTTGCCTTGGGCTTCGATGTCAAAATACGAAGCGTCGCCCGTGCCCACGGGACGGCGCTTTTGTATCTGGAACGTGTCAATTACAAAGCCCCAGCGGTCCCGGAGCCATATCGTGTTTGGGCGTACCAAGTCCGCTGCGCCTTCCGCACCAACGGCAGCGCGGAACTGCAACGTGCTGGCCTTGTCGAGTACGCGGGTCAACGTCCCGGATATCCATTTGGGCACGGCGCTCAGGCGTTCGCCGTCGGGGTCGTAGACTTCGATTCGGAAAAAATCACGGCGCGCGGCTTCGATCTGTATGCTGCGCACACCTAGATCAGTGACGATAAGCACGGTTCCGCCGTCATCGCGCTCCAGCGGGTCCGGCGATATCCACGTGGTACCAGCAGGCAAGCCGCCAATGAATCCGGGTTCGTCGTTCGGTGATGCCGGAATCACAAAATCCTGTAGAATGCCGGGTTCGCCGTAAAACTTGTCCGGAATGTCGGGCCGCACATACGGATTGTCGAGGGTCGGGCGCTCCCATGATGGCCGGTCGAAAAATGCAGATTCGTCCACATCCGGCAGGGGCCACGGATATTGCGTGCCCACGAGGTGATCGGCTACCAGCCCGCTCATATGTACACCTGCGTCGGCACGATGTAACCGTCTCCGCCGTCTGCATCGTCAATGTGCGTTTCTGCCGTGGTGTGATGCACCTCGGCAAGCTCTGCGTTTCCGGTGTCCGGGCTTGGCTTCGACGGGCTTCCGGCTTCCGTTCCGAGTTTCGCAGATACCGCGCCGAACTGGTTTACCTGTACGATATCGATACGCGGGTCCGTTACGGGCGCGGTAAATTCGATCTCCACATCTTCGGCAATTCTTACCACCTGCCCGGATACAATCGCACTGCCCGCCGTAATAACTACGGTCATGCTGGGCGGGTCATCCGCGATAACCTGTGTTCCGCCATCTTGCGCCACGCCATCCTGCCCATACATGGCCGCCAGGAAGCGCTCTAAGGCCGCGATGCGTTCCGCCATATCATTGAATACGTCTTCATACGGACATTGCGCCACGGGCGCGCCAGCCGTGTGTGTGGCGGCTGTAGTGCCTCCATAGCCCCGCTCCACTGTAAGTGTGTCCGTGGATATCGCGGTCACCCGCACTTTCTCGGCTTGGCAGTGGATGATAGTGTCCACGACGGCGGACGGATCAACGAGTAGCGCGCCGTGGCCCGTTGCAACCGTCCATGTGGTAGTGCTGTCGTTGACGGTTCCGGCCAACGTGGAAAACCACCGATCAACCAGTTTGTGTACGGGCCGTTGCGCCATCAGAAGAACCTCGCTGTATACGTATATTCAAACGTCCCGGTAGTCGGGCCGGTGATTTCGACGGCGTTATTCACGCCGCCCTGTAGCTTCGGAATAACGCCGGTCACATTGGCGTTGCTCTTGGTCCAGTTGCCCCCGGAATCCACGGATACCTCCGCGCGCTGGCTGTCGCTGGAAAGCCGGAGCCACGCATTGGCCGCAAGCGTGTTTGACCATACGAATGTCTGCCCGGTTGCCGGGTTCGACACGCCAACGGATGATGCAGAACTGGCCCCGTTTTTGATTATCAGCACGGCATCGGTTATCAGGTTGCCCGCGACGTTCATAGCGTAGTAACCCCCGTTCCGCTTATGCCGCCCGTTTCCTCATCTACCGTCGCGGACTCCGGCCACGGGTCGCAGACGAACTGCAACTGGAATTTTTCCATGCGCCCGGACACCTCGGCATCAATAGCGTTCGTGATGCGCGCGTTTTTGTAGATGCGGTCCGGGAACATCTGGATAATCAAATCGCCGCCGCCGCCCTGTGTGAGATTCAGCACGCCCAAGACGTTGGTTATCTGTGTCGCACGATTCGCCACGGTTGACGCTACCAATACGCAATCCAGCCCGATACGGCGTAGCCCGAACGTGCTACCCTGTACCGCGCCTCCATCGGCCTGCGCGTATTCGTCGATATTCACGCGCGGCTGCGGCATGCGCTGGATATTCGCGGACACCACATATACGCCGTAGTTTTCGCCGCTCAGGTCCACGTCGTGATAGGTCAATCCGTGGCTCATGCGTAGGCCCTCGCGCCTGCGGATTGCATCCCGAATCCTACGACGCGCGCGACGGCACGTTCGATCTCACGGATATCCTCTGCGCTCCGCACGCTGTCACGTCCGAAATTGATAGTCACGGTCTGGCCTCCCGCGCCTGCGGTCTGCTGTGAATCGTAGACGGTCGAGCCGGTAGGCAGCTGGACAAGCTCCGGGCCGCGCTCGCCTACCATAGCCCATCCGCCCGCCGTGACTGTGCCGCCGGTCGCAAGGCCAACGGGTGTACCACCTGCGAAAAATGAACCAACGGCGTCACCGATGCCACCGCCAAAACGCATTAACGCGCCGATCATCTCAAACACGGGCGTCAACAGCGTGACGATGAATTCGACCGCACCAACTACAACGGATTTCACAGTTTACCCATACGGCGGTCCAGTCATCCACGAAATACAGCGCCGCCGCGATAAGCGCCGCGATGACCCGCGATTACGAGCGTGACCGGCCCGCCAAGCGCCGCGAGTACCGCACCCGCTGCTATTACCGCGCCGTTTAACAAGGCCAAACGCGGCAACAATACCCGGCAGCATAATAAGCAGCGGACCCAATACGGTCATGATGCCGCCAATGACTACGGTGAGTTTTCGTAAGGCTTTCAAACAGCGCGGGATTCGATTCGCGCCACGCGGTAAAGGCTACCATGGCCTCCTTGACCCAATTCATTAGGTCGATAATCGTGGGAATCAATGCCTCGGCAACGTCGTACTTAAACGCGCTGAAACTTTCTTTTAGCCGCTGCATGGAGTCGTTGAATTCCGCCGCCTTATTCGCTGAGTCCTGACTTAAAAACAATGCCGAGCCGGTGCGCCTCCGCACTCATTTCGCGAAGCCCTGCGGAACCGCCTTGCAGCATGGGAAGTAGCGCCGTCCCCGCGCGCCCAAATAATTCCTGAGCAAGCGCCACTTTAGTGGTATGGTCTTCCACGTCAGCAAGGGCCAGCGCCACTGTAAGGAATTGCTCCTCTGGACTCTGTCCCGCAAGCTGTTCATAGCTCAGGCCAACAGCACCGAGTGCGGCAACGTAAGACTTGGATCCCTCCCCTGCTTCGGTGATTGTGGTGGAAAGTTTCTTGCTGGCCTTCTCCACACTGTCGAGGCTTGTGCCGCTCAGTTCCGCAGCATGCCGCAATTCAGAAAGGCGCTCCGTTGAAAAGCCTGTACGCGCGGCCATTTTCTGGACTTCATCGCCCGCCGCCGCGAAATCCTTTATGCTGAGTGCGGCAAAGCCTGTAATAGCCGCACCTGCCGCAGTCATGGCCGCACCAACGGCGACGCGGGCTTTGTCCATGGCGCTAGTAAGCTGCTGTGTATCGCCGCCTATCCGCCATACTACATCGCCCGCTACTACGCTCATCGTGTTACCTCGTTTAAGTTGACCCGACGCGTGCCGGGCTTCGCGGGCCTGTGTTTCTCTTCCTGCTCTGCCTCATGGTTGAGGAATAACAGCACGTCCCAATACTGCTCCCACGTATACCGCATCAAGTCCGGGACGGCGATCCCGATGCGTCGGGCGACGGCATAAATTGACTGATATCCACTCCGGCCTGCTTCATCTTTTCGACGGTCCCGATCTGCTTTTCCAGCGCTTCCATCTGGCTGCGCTGGGCACGTGCAAAAGGGTCGCTCACCTCGAAGATATCGTCAATCGCCCCCATCATCTGCTCATACGTGAGCGCGTCCCAATCCACGCGGTCGGCTTGCTCGATAGTCGGGCAGGCTTTCAACACGTCGATCCCGTGTTCCTGGAGCCCCGCCAGCACCTCGTATCGGGCCTGCGGGTTGAGCGTCATGGCCTTTTGTACGGCCTGCCCGAACTCCGTAGCCAAGGGGCACCACACGGCCGCCTGCGCCATCGTGAGCGCGCGGGCCTTGAACGTCTTCTCCCGGCCATCGACGGCGATGCAGAATACCGGAAATGGCGTGTTCATCGTCCTGTCTTTTTCGCTGCGCATTACGGGGCCTCGTAGTTCACGACAAGCACGCCGCCGGGAATGGTGGCCCCGGCGCATACATCCGCGTAGAACGAAGTCTTGCCCTGCCCGTCGCTGGAAATACCCGCGCCAAGCGAGGTCAACTTCAATTCGACATTCGGCATGTACCAGTAGCACAGCCCGTTCACTTCGACAACGATGGAGCGCTTCACGGAGTCCAGCGTTTTCTGCCCAAGCTGGCCCGTGTAGTCCATGTCGCTGGCAAGCTCGATCACGCCCTTCGCGATGTCGTAGGCCACGAACTCGAAGGAGTCCAATCCGTTTTGCATCGGCACGCTGTCCTGTTTCGTCATAGCGACGGGAGGCAGGATATGACCGTATTCGTCGAGCATGGCGAGTTCGATGCGGTCTGCGTCAAGGTCGCCATCATCCCCGCGCGCCGTGGATCCAAGCACGTACCAGCCAGACACGTTTGCAATGTTGCTGCCCTGCGTCGGGGCCGTGGGTCGGGTCGTTTCTGCGGCGGTCGCAATGAGTACGCGCCGGATAAAGTTCGATGCCATATCAATTCTCCATGTAGACGGCGAACCGCCCGATGTGTGAAGGCCAGCCCGTGTCCGGGTCGTTCGGTAGTGCAAGGTCATTCAGGTAGAAAACTGTCTTGATCTCGCCTTCCATGGCCGGTAACAGGCACCGGTCATACAAGGCCCGGAAGATGGCGCGCGCGTCACTGTCCAACGCGCTGCCACCGTAGCAGGTACAGATAACCACGTCCGATACTTCGCTGCCGGATACGTGCGCTCCGCCGGTTTCCTGCTGTAGCAGGATGGCCGCGTGCGTGTTGTCGTAGCCAGCCGGAAGCCGGTTTGCCGTGACGTAATCGCCGCCCAACGCCGTCACAAGCGCGCTTGGCTCCAACAGGAATCGGCGGAACTCTTCAAGTTTATCGATCATCGGTACGTNCTCCGGGACCGTATGAATTGCTCAAACTGCGGGATAGCGGCGTCCGTGCCCCACGCGAAGAACGGGCGCGCAGCCATCCGTGTCGTGCCGAAATGTACATAGCCCGCGTAGTGCGTGCGCCCGCGAAGCTCGATAACCTTCGGGGCAACAACCTTCATTTCAAGCGAACGTTTCAGCGTGCCGCCCTTTTCCTCAGCTACCGGGCAAACCTCACGCGACTGGGCAAGCGCCATCTGCCCGAAGGTCTTGATATCCTCTTCGGCGATGCGCTGCAACAATTTCACAGCCTGCGGGTTGACCCGTATTTCCGGCTTGTTCTTAGCCAAGGATGAATCCAGCCTCGAAGGTCTGCGAACCCGTGCCCGCGATATCGATTTCCTTGTCGCTTGCGCCAATGTCCGGGCTTGCATCTTGAAAGTCCATGGAGAATCCGCCGCCGGGCTGGACCACGACGGAACCGGACGCGCCGAAGATCTCATAGGGATTACTGCCACCCTCTGTAATCGTCATGATGTTCGCGCCGAGGTTCTTGAAGTAAAATGCTTGAACCTTCAGCCCGTTGCCGTCCGCTGTGCCACCTGCAACAGTGTATAGCGCGCGAAGGTCAATCGTGGCTGCGCCGGTCGCCAGCGTATACAGGTCCAAACTTATAATGGTCGCAGGGTCGGGCGTTACGGACTCATCGAATGCCGTATGCTGGACGGAGCGCGCCGAAGTGGCGAGGGATTCATCAGCAAGTACTTCGGTTGCCGTGATGCCGAATTTAATCAACGGGGCAGTGAGGGACATAGCATTCTCCTACCGGACGGATTCGCCGGTGATTCGTTTGAGGGTCAAAACTTGTGCGGACGGGCCGCGCTCCGGCAGTCCCTCCACGCTGTAGAGTTCCGGGGTAATCGCTTCACCGTGCCGCACCGTGATCCGCACGCGGTCTATATTCGATACGTCGTTATCCAAGGTCAGCCGTAAGCGCGCGTCGTACATTGGGGCTTGTGAACCGTCCCGGACTTCGCCCTTGTTCATGGGCTGGAACCCGCAGGCCACGGCGTCGCCGAACACTGGCACTTGCTCGCCTGTATCCGCGCTGCCCCAGGTATGGACAGGCACCGCGCCAAGCTCGCATTCATCGAAGAACGTGCTTGCCGCCGTCGCGCGCATGCAATCGTAGGGGAGCGTGCAGGTCATTGGTTGAACACTCCCGATTGCTCGAATTGGTCAACAATTGGCGTGGTTTCAACGACCACGTTATCGATGGTCAATTCCCGCTGTTTGGCGATTAACTTGACGCTGCCGAGTCGCGCGCGGCTGCGGAAGGTCCGGGCCATCGTGCGGCAATTCGCGATCTTTTCGCTCAGGCTGTAACTTGCGCCGTCTGCGGAAAACGAGATACACGCCGCTGCATTCGCGGCCTTTTCATCCCATACATCTGCCGCCGCCGCGTTCATGTCGTACGTCTCAACCCAATTCGGATTGGCTCCCGGCGTTGGAGGCGTCGTGCTGAAATTCCAATCTTCATGGGACACGCCGCGCTCATCACGAACGGGCCGCGCCTCGATGTAGGATTCCAGCACGTCATCCGTATACGTGGCCGTCGTAGGCTCTGCCACCATCCGGCGGAATTGCTCTATCTGTGCTGCTGTTACGGCCATCTGTCATCCAGTTTTTGGGATTGGGCCGCGATAGGAGGGAGAGAGAACCTATCGCGGCCCTGTGCGCGGGTGAGGGGTGAGAGCGCTACACGCGGGCGTACTCAACCATGAGTTTGCCCACAAGGCCCGCCGTGCTGGCGGAGCCGGTGATATTCAGGAACTTGTCAGCGGTCCACAAAGCCGGGACGGTGATTTCCGTCTTGGTGGTTACCTGGATGGTCGCGCCGTTGTACATCTTGCCAGCGGCTGCGGCCATGGCAAGTGCGTTGATGATATCGGTCGCGGAGGTCGTAGCCGCCGCGCCAATGCCCGCGCTCAGGTTCGCCGCACCCGTGCTGTTGACACTGACATACAGCGTGGTTCGTAGGATGACGAGGCTTGCGCCTTCGGGATTTGCAATAGACGCGATGCCGCCGCCAGCCGTCGAAGTCTCGCCCGTAAAGTCGATGGTCATGCGCCCGTTTTGGGTCGTTGCAATTGATCCAGCCATTGGATTGGCTCCTTATACGACGTAGTACACGTCGAGTACGTTTTCGCCGTCGGGCGTTCCGTTAACGTTGTAGAGGTTGCCCGCGACGTTATCGGCGTCTGCGGTGATGGTCCCGGAGTCCGCCGCGTCATCGAGCCGCGCGAATAGCATGGTCGAATGTGGCAGCTTGTGCGGGAGTCCGATTTTCTTGCCGGGACCAACGTCATACGTTGCGCCCGTGCCATCCTGAATCGGGAAGGTGATGCTTGTGATGCTGGCGAATGCTACGGTAGTTTCTACCGCTGCCGTCGCATTGGCCTCGAAGGTCACAGCGGCCTCCAACACGTTGCCCGCGATGTCCGTGCCCACGATATCCACGTCGCCAGCCGGGACGCTTGCCGTGGTGCCAAGAGGAAGCACGGTGATCGTGGTCGGGATTTCTGGCTGCGTGAGGAACGTGGTAACTTCAGTTACCGCCGTGTTACTCGTGGCCTGACCATCAAGGAACGCGTCAACATCAACGGTCGGAGGCACCGTCTGGAAATGCGCGATGAATCCTCGGTCTACCGGGTCCGCCTCGCTGCCAACGGTCGCGGGCCATCCCGCGTTGTAGGGGTAAAGTCCCATGATTCCGATCCTTTACGCGGTAAGCACTGCGAACGGGCAGCGCGTGGCTTCGGTTTCATTCATGGCGTTAATCGGATTCGGGAGCGCGAAACCAACACGCATGACAACCTTGAGTGCAATCATGTCCTGCTGAAACGTGTTATGCGTAATGTTGCCGCCCGCATCTTGAATCACGCCATCGGTCGTAACAGACCACGTGATATCCTTACGGATGGAGTAGATCAGGTGGTTCCACATGCCGGAAATAAGCAGTGCCTGCGACGCAAGCACTGCGCCGTTGAGCGGATAAAGAACGTCCGCGCCGTCAAGCTCGCCGGTAGCGAAGGTCTTCAAAAGTGACGGTCCAGCCTTGAATATAGGGTTGCCGTCCGCGTCCCGGCAGTTGCGCAGCTTTCCGCGCAGTCTGAGTATGGGTCAAGTGTCGCCCGGACGCCTATGAATCCATCCTCTTCCAGCAGCATGAGCAATCCGAGAGCGGCTGCGCTTTCGCCCATGATCGCTTCGTAAATATCAGAGTAGCTGTCAAGGCTGATCTTCTGCCCCGCCGCATTGGCGATAGCGACAAGACCCGCGCCGCCCATGTTCGTCGTGAACGATGCCGGGATGCCCATGCCATACAGCACAGCCCGATCGACCGCCTTGCCAATCGCCTGACTGATAAGCGGCTGCACGGTGTCCCAAACATTCTGTTCGGTATCGTCGAAAACATCGGACGGAATCGGGACAACCACGCCCAGCTTTTCCGCCTCAATAGATTTGTTTTTCCACGACATATCCGTGGTCGGGATAAGCGAGTTGTCGCCATCCACAAATCCGGCCTCTGGAAGAAGCTCGACAACGGGCAATCGCGTGGTCTTCCGGCTCATGCGCGGGCCTTGCGAGGCAAGGCGCATAACGGCAGACAATTCGGTGGTCTGGTCAAGCACGATATTGCTGTACTCTTCAGGCATGAGGGCCTGAGCGCCGGGGCGCGTGATGATGCTGTTAAAAGCCATTGCTGTTATCCTCTGCCAACTCGCTCACGAATCAGTGCATTCATGTCGTTGGCCGTTGGTTTGCCATTCCCAGCCCCATCGCCTGCGTTGGCGTTGGGTGCCGGTGTGAAAAATTCGGGATTGTCCTTGCGGAATCCGGCGAGGTCGAACTTGCCCTTGCCGTTTATGTAATCGCCCTGAGCCACTTTGTACGCGGCCTTGACGTTGCGTATACCGGCTGCGCTGGCCTCTGCCACGAAGTCGGCAAACTCTTGGGCCTGCGCTGCTTTCTGTTCCAGCGCTACCAGCTTTTCCTCTGCGCTTTTCGTGGTGTCGGCAATCAGGGCATCCTGTTGCGCCTTCCACTGTTTCTGCGCTTCGGTAACGCGCCGATCCGCTTCACGCTGGAGGTCGGCGGCCGTGAACGTCTCAGTCTTCGGGGTCTGGCCCGCGTTGGCCCCCGCGTCTGCGGTTGCCTCCGGCGTGCCTTGGCCCTTGTCCTGTTCGTCTGCCATTGGGTGATTTCCTCGGGTTAAAACAAAAAACGCCCGTCTCCCTCGGGTGAGGGAAACGGGCGTTAGGGTAGCAGGGAAAACTATCGCTGCAATGAAAGGCCTATTTTTTCAAGGCATTCAATTTTTCAACATGCTTCAAGGTCCGGTCAATCGCTTCGGCCACACCTTCAAGATGCCTTTTCAGATTGAGGAGCGCCTGCCGTGGCGGGTGAACCTCAATCTGATCGGAATCTAGCACGATTTCCGGTACCGTGTCAAGCGGGTATTTTCTCGGCCTGCCCATTTAGTCTTTCTCCTTCGCTGCTGCTGTGCGCTCCGCCGCGCGTTCCTGGAACTCTGAAAACGAATCGACCGCTGCCGGATCATTGATGAACGTCACACTGCATCTGCAATTTACGTGGCCGGGCGTAGTGTCATCGCCAGACGGGAATGGCTCATCAATCGGTATCGGCCCTGCGGCCTCGTTGGCCTCGCAGATATCGGAAACACGTTCATCCCCGGATGTCTGCCAGATCTTGAACTTCGCGCCGTCGTTTTTCGCGTTGAGGAAGTCGCCTTCACTGACAGCCTTGTTCGCCTCCGTGTTTGCGATGGTCTCCCGGCGTTCCCGTAGCAGCCGCTGGAACTCCCGTTCTTCCGCTGCCGCTATCTGCGCATCGGTCATATCAGACTGCGCCAGGCCTTCCCGGAATTTCTCGAAGGATGCCGCGCGGTTCGAGTCCAGCCCCTGTACCTCTTGCAGGTTGCGCGCGATGTCCCGTGGATTCAGGCCAGCATCAAGCCCGCGCGCGATGGTCTCACCCATCGTATTCAGGTCTGCCGTGGCTATCGTCTCTAGCAGGCTGTCCGCTGCGGTCTCCGCAAGGTTCGCGGCGCGCTCCAGTATGTCATCGGAGTACTGGCTGCGTATCTGTTGCAGCAACGTCTCGTAGTAGGCCACGGTCAATTGTTCCCGCTGTGCCTCGTATGCCGGGAACAGGAAAGCCGCCATGGCCCCGTAATCACCGGGGTCGAACACGCCCAATGCCGCGATGGCCTTGGCGATCTGGTCTTCCGTGAATGCCATTAATTACTCGCCTGCCTACGATTGATGGCGCGGGTCAACATCCCGTTGCGCGCAATCTCTCCGGCGATATCGGGCGTCTGCACGGCCCCGTCAAAGCGCGGCGCGGCCTGCTCCGGCGTCTGCGGCGCGGGCCTTGGTGTTACGGGCTGTCCCGGTGCTGCCGTGGCCTGTGCGGCTGTCCCGGCGTCCGCGTCAAGCTCTTCCAACTGTTCATCAGTCCAGCCCTCATCCCGCAGAATGTTCTTGATCGGGATACCGGCCTGCGTATTTGTAAGCCGGGTTTGCGCGTGACTCAGTGGCTGCTGTGTGTGCGGGTCTTTCCAGATTACCTCGATGTCTTCGGCATCCGCTGCCGTGCCGTCAATGGCCAGCCCGAACGCCATGGCCTGCGCCCACGTAATCGCAAGCTGTTCCTGGAATAGCTCGATCTTCGATACGAGCGGGCCTTCCATGGTGTGCAAAGCCTCGCCTGATATGTTCGCGCCTTGCCCCTCGAAGTAGTGCTTCGGCGTTCCGGATAGCGCGGCCATGTCGTTCGTGAGCGCGCCGATGGACTCCAGATAGTTCGCGGGGCTGGAAGCCGGATAGACACCCGTGCTTGCGCTCTGCTCACCTTCGACACCCGGCGGGATCTTTACCGTGGTCGCTGGCCCAACGTCAATCGGGCCGTCATCGAAATTCCCGATAGCCCAGCGTTGATTGAACGCGGAATACTCGGACGTCACCATCATGTCATTCAACAGCTTGTTGAGCGCGTCCTGCAACGAAATGATGCCGATGGTCAATTCCGGCTGCGATAGCTGAAAGTGAAACAATGGCATCACGCCATAGGGATTCGGGTCTTCGCTGATTACGCGGTACGCTGTCACGGCCTTCGGCGGTTCCGTGCTTGCCGCAAGATGCACGATGCGGTCCGCATAGTACAGGTTCATCATGTGCCGCTTATCCTGGGCCTGCCATATCTTTACCCCGACGCGCGGCGTGTACGGGTCGCCCTCCTCATACATGACGTGCGCCTGCGTCGGGCTGTGATAGTAGGCTTTCGGGACGCCCTGTGCATCGGGCCACAGCATCATGTAGGATTCGCCATGGACAAGCGCGTTGACATGGATATCCACGGATGGCCGCTGAAAGCACCGCTTCCAAATCAGGCCCATGGCCTCGGAAACTGCTTCCTCTCCGTGGTTCCAGTCCTGCACCTTCAGCCGGTCGCGGGACGTGTTCACGATGACTTGGCAGAAGTTCTTTTTGAACACGACCTGATTTTTGAACACCTGCGAAAGTTTGTCAGTTCTGAAACGCTATCGGATGCTGGCCCGCGTAGTACCTGCCAAGCTTCAGCAAGCGCCGGGACTTGTCGCCTAGCGCGTCGTAACAGAGTTTGAGATCGTCCATGGCTATCCTACCGTGACTGCGCGCACGCGCTTTTTAAGTGTAGACCACACCGCATACCGCAGCCCGGCGATGGCGTGGTCATTCAGGTTCAAGGGCTTGTCCGTCAAGTTCCCATCCTTGTCTTCTTCCCATGAATACGTCTGCATTTCGGCGTTGAAGTTCACATTATCCGCCAGCGTGTAGATGTTCATGGACTGCAATAGGGCGATGCTTGTATTCAGCGAACCTTTGCCCTTGACCGATCCTACCACGTTAAACCCTTGCCTGGATAATTCCTTGATGCGCGCGGGTTCCGCCGAATCCGCGTATACCGGCGTGCGCTTATTCAGCCCGCAGGCCCGCATCTTGTCGCCAAGCTCCGTATTCGATAGCCCGGTCTCATACAGGATTTCACGCACATACACGTTGCCCACGCGGCGCACCCAGTCAACGTCCTTCATACCCACATGGACGATGGCAGACGGGTTATTGAATCCAAAGTCCATCCCGTAGGCTTCCAAGTCGAAGCTCTCCGGGAACGTCTCCAGCGTTACGGGCGGCTGGAACACAAGCCCCTTCATCACGCCCCATTCGCCCTCGCCGTACACGCGGTACAGGGACGGCGAGCGCTCCCGGAGATCATCGAATAACTTGCGGTATTGCGCGTCTACAAACGGGTTGTCCAGGAATGTAGACTTGACCGTTCGTACCATGCCGTCTGCCGGGTTGTCGAAGAAACGCTTTTTCAACCAGTGCATATGCGATATCGGATTGAACGTAATCACGATCTGCTTGTAGTGGTCTGTTTCGCCCCGCAGGCGCATGTCAATCTGTGTCAGGTCATCCTCGGCAAGCTCCGTGGCTTCCTCAATCCATATGGACGTGACCCCGGAAATGGACTTGAGCTTTTCCACGTCATCCACGCCCGCGAATAGAATCTCGCTGCCGTTCGGAAACGTGATGTGCATTTCGGACGTGTTGATCTTCGCGGTCGCGTAAACGCCCCATTCCGTCATGCGCTGCTTTATCTCTGCGAACACGGAACGGCGCAGTGTGCGGGCAACGCGCCGAATAACGAGCATCCTGTGTTTTTGGGCGAGGCAGCGGAGTAGAACTTTCTGACTGGCAAAAACAGACTTGCCGCTACCCGCGCCTCCGTAGAGAATCAGGTAACGGCTTTCGTTTGTCAGTGTATCCACGAATTTCGGGATAACGTGCTTGCGCAGGTCAACCAGCAAATTCGGTCCCCTCCACGTTCACGCCGTCGGGGAGTACGAACGTGATGCCCGTGTGCGCTATCTCCGATTGCTGCGGCCTATCCCATCCCTTTAACTTCGCAAGCCGTTCAAGCGCGCGTGTCCGGTCGGCCAGCTTAAACTTCGTAGTTATTACGACTTGCCCATCATCCGCGACTTCCGCGCGCTGTTCGATGCCCTGGACAGCTTCCGGGCAATGCGACTTCACCCGTTCGATATCGATGCCGCCGTCTTCGTTGAGGTACGCCCCGACGTTCCCGCGCGCCACGGCGGTGAGGATTTCACAGGCTTCGGCGTACTCCATGATTTTGCTGGACTTGGCCTGATCGGTGTGTTCCAGGATCGCAGCCTGAATGTCAACATTAGTCATCAGCCTGTTGCCGTGCGATTTGGCCGTCTTTTCGCTGTATCCTGCCCGAATAGCCGCAGCCGTGGCGTTGAAGTCCGTGATGTACTCCCGGACGAAAGCCTGCTGTTTCGGGTTAAGCATTCGCGTTCCTCATGGCTCTAAAAAATGCTCCGAAAAAAATGCGGAGCAAATCGTCTCACTACCATCGGGAGCAACTATCAGACAACCTCCGGGATGGAAGGACTGAAAAACATCATCGTCCCATTCGTTGGCATCGTATTCCGTGCCGTCCTCGAATATAACCAGCTTTCCGCGCGGACCAACCACAACAGACTGAATCACATTAAACCTGATTCCCTGTTGGAGTTTTCGAGTTCCGAGAATTCCGTTTACTACCTGTGCGATTGGTTTCATAGCCCTCTGTCCTACGTCAGCGCGGCAAGCGCCAGCATGCCGAGTATAAACAGCCCGGCCAATGTCATCATACAGCCACAACCCTGTGTTGCGCAACCCTGTTTAGCGTCCATTGTCTTTCCCTTTCATCCTGTTACGGTTTCCACTGCCCGGTATGCACCACGGCCCTCGCCCTTGCCAATTCCGTGACGCCCTCAGCCCGCGTCATGGCCTGTCTATCCGGTATCTCCGGGGTATCCGCAAGGCTCCCGGCCCGCCACGGCGTGACGTCCGAAGGCCACTTGATTGGCGGGTACTGCGGGAACTCCGGGCCTTTCAGTTTCTCCGTCACAAGCCCGGCGTCCGGCGTTCGGGTTTTGCATCTTCTTCCGCCGCGTGACGCACGGCCCGCAGTATTTCGCGGATACCTTGAACTTGAAGGTTCGCCCGCAGTCCGCGCACTCGGCTTCCTGTAGCCCTAGTGCCGCAATCTTTCGGATGTACTTCGCGGTCTGCCGACATACGTAGGTGCAATATTTCGCGCCTTGCCTCATGACTGGCTTTTCCCCGCAGTGCTGGCAGAGTGGTAGTGTCATCCCTCGCTCTCCTTCCCGAGTTCCGCCAGCGGGACAAGCGGGACAAGCCGGACGGGTTGGACGAACATATCGACGCCGATGAGGAACTTGAATGGATCTTTCATGGACCACCAGTTTCCGTGTTCGCCGCGATGGTATATGTGCCCGTCATCTGCAAGCACATGACCGCCGTCTACATGTCGCAGCAGACAAAGATTACCCACCGGCACTTTCATTAGCGGGTTGAGGCGTTCGAGCGTGTCGGCCCATGCGTCGATTTTATCGGCCAGCGTCGTGGACTCCCCGGACTTCCACATGCGATCTACCTCGGCTCGCATTTCGTTAATAATACTCATGTCTTACCCTCCGCGATTGCCTTCATCTGTAAGTAGAATTTTTCCTTTCTGTCCCACGCACATACAACGTTATTCCACTTTTCGTAATTGAAAGGCCGAAAGTCTTCATGTTCGGGCCGTGTTGTTTGTGGCTTTAAGTGCTCTACGATCTCATCCAGCCGCCGCGCAAGCTCACGAGCGTGCGCCTCCACGACCGCCGCAAGCAGCCTCAACGCCTTGCCCTGCACGCGCTCCGGGAATTCATCAAACATTGCATACAGCAAGCGCCGGATGGCCTGCTCCATCGTGTTGTCTTCGTCCATTTCATTCTCTCCCTGTTCGTTGTAAAATTGCCAGCCCCGCTTGGGACCACGAGGCGGGCCTCACGATTCATTCCGGTTTTCGCAGTCTCATGGTTCCATACGTGCGCCTCCGGGTTGCGGTTTATCAGTGCCTGCCCAGGGATACGGCCCTGTGTTACGCGGCAACGCGGGTTGTGCGTGGCAGGCGAAAATTGGTAGCGCGGGCCGGACTCGAACCGGCATACCCGGCGTATGAAACCGGCGAGTTACCTCTACTCCACCGCGCGAAAGTGATTCAAGTGTCAGTCTGCGCCAACGGCCTGCCGTAGCTTTTCGATCTGTTCATCCACGACGGGAATCAGCAGGGATAGCTCAGACAGAATAGCATAGCGGCGGCGGAACGCGGACAAGTCCCGGAGCGCCTCAAGTAGCAGGTTGTCCCGGCTGTCCCTGCGTGACAGGATTTCCGAGGTCGGCGCATACGACGCCCCGCCCGTGTTGATGGGCTGGCGGTACTCAACTTGCAGCGCGCGCACCGGCGGCATGGATTCTCCGGACGGCTGCTCGTACTCAACCTGGATGCTGGACATAACCGTGCGCGCTTCGTCTTCCCGGTATTTCTCAGCGGCCACAAAATCATCCCACGTGAAGGCCGGGTGTAGCACGGCCTTCTTCGGCCTTGATGCGTTCACGACAGCCCCCGGTGTCAGCTTGCCCTTGTTCTTCTTGCGAACGCTCTCCAGTTCCTTGTATGCGGCCTTGACGTCGATTGACCGCGTTTGAAACCGCGAATCCCATGTGATCTTTTTGATTTTCATGATGCTCTCCTTATTGGTGATTGCGTGATTGAAACGTATATGGTTTCTCCAGAGCAAAGCCCAGCGAAACTGGCGTAGCACAGCATAGCACAGCATAGCAAAGCCCAGCGCAGCTAAGCGCAACTGGCGCAGCGCAGCGCAGCATAGCCCAGCAAAGCTTAGCGGAGCGCAGCTTAACTGGCGTAGCTAAGCATAGCCCAGCAAAGCCAAGCGCAGCCCAGCGCAGCTTAACTGGCGTAGCTAAGCATAGCCCAGCAAAGCTTAGCCCAGCGCAGCTTAACTGGCGTAGCATAGCATAGCCCAGCGAAGCTCAGCACAGCGTAGCTAAGCGCAACTGGCGCAGCGCAGCGAAGCTCAGCACAGCGCAGCGAAGCCTAGCGAAGCGCAGCTAAGCATAACTGGCCTAGCTCAACGGAACACAGCATAGCCCAGCTCAGCGGAGCAGAACATAGCGCAGCGCAGCTCAGCGCAACTGGCAAAGCCTATCAGAGAAACCGATTCAACTTTCCGGGACGTGCGGTGTGCTACTTCTTCAGAACCTGCACGCTAATCTTCTTGCTCATGTCCACCTCGAACCGGCCATTGTCCCGGCCCTTCTCCGGCCTGCCCTCCAGTAGCCCGACACCGAACCCGGCGCGATCCAGCAAGGTAACGATGTCCTGTTCCGTCAGCATTTCCGCGTTGAAGTCCAGCATCACGGTAGCGGACCATTCCGCGAATTCAGGCCGGTAGCGAAGATCAGCCGCGCCCATGCCAACGCGCATCATGTCTTCGCGCATCACCGGGTCTTTCGTCTTCATCTCGATATTGTTGGACGGGTCCGGGCAGTTCACAAAAAGCGCCTTGCGGACAAGCGTCTTTTCGATCCCGATGTTCTTGTGCGCCGCGCCAATGATGGCCTGCTTCAACGCGCCCGCCGGGAATCCGAACTTGCCAGTGGACGTGAAGTGCGTGGCGTCCAAGCACTCCTGTTCCGGGTTGCGGATGTCGCGGGTTTTGCTCTTCTTGCCCGCCTGCTTTTCGCGCATCATCGTCTTCGCCTTCTCACCCCACTTGTGCTGAATCATGGGCGACGTGCTTTTCAGTGCCACGATCATCCGCTTCTGTATGATAGGCTTGATACTAACTCCACTCATTGTAAATTCTCCCTTTCTGGTTTGCTTGCATCTGCCGGAACACCCGGCAGTTATTGCTTTCTCTACACCCGCGACAGCACGTCGCCGACGTACTCCGCCAAGTCTTCCAAGTGCCACTCGCAGCACCCCGGCAGCAAGTAGCGCACGGTCTGTTTCAGCATGCCCGCGTTTTCGATCTCCATCCGCGTGCCCTCGCTGGCCTCCCATTCCGGGAGTATCAGGGTCACGTCCGCGCGGGACTGTAGCTCGAAGTCCGCCGTGAGCCACGCATCGTCCACAAGCACGCCCTGAAAGTAGCGGGTCATGCTGTGCGGACAGATTGGCGCGTGGCCCGCCGCGAATACGGCCAGTGACACGAATTCCGCGCGGCGCACGTTGCACTCGATCTCGTAGTTGTTCCGGCCTCTGTATGGGCCTGCGATGTAGGCGACCTTCACTTGCTCTCCCTTTCTCGAATTGCGTTCATCGTTTCCAAAATAAATAGTCCGCGCCTTCCAAGAATTTCAGCAGTAAAACAATACCGATTCGGCGGGTACTCGATTTGGGATAAAGCCCAAAGAACTTTGACAAACTTCGCCCTGTTCGGAACAATCCAAAATTGCAATCTCGAAAGTCCAAGCTGCTTAATTGCGCTGATTGCCCGTGGAGTCCATAGAAGCTCTTTGAACTTCCTGTAGGCCCGGTCTACGTCTTCCGGTGAATCGCCTGCCAAAAACGCCAGATCTTGCAGGTGCCGGAATTTCGTTCTCATGGCGTCACGTCCTTCACAAGGTCATCCATCGTACAGCCCAAGGCGTCCGCAAGCTCCTTGGCCGTGTGGAACTGCGGGGTACGGTCCCCGCGCATCCAGGTATGCACCGTGTTTGCGGTAATCGTCACGCCGCGCGATTGCAAGGCCACGGCAAGCGCTTCCGGCGTCATGCCCTTGGCCTTCATCAGGCGCGGTAGATTGTCTGATATTTTACCCATAATTAAAACTCCCTGTTAGGTTACGTCTTAATATACAGCGCGTATAGAATTCTGTCAAGCGCTTTCTTTCGCGCGCGCAATTTCCTGATCGAGCGCGACGGTCCCGCCGTCACACTCGCACGGCCGATAATCGTCTACCCATTTCGCGCCGCAGTTCGGGCATCGATAGATAAACGAGAAGCTCACCAGCTCCGCCTCATTCGGGAGACTGCCGTAACCGTCCATCACGCAGGGCGCGGCGGGCGTATCGGGATGCCCGTCAAGATGCCGCACCAATCGCGCTGCAAGGTCCGTGTACGCCTCATCCTCTGCGCTGCCGGTGTAGTGCCCAACGCAGAGCGCGCGGGCCTTGTTCGCCGTCTCTGCCCAGGCCAGCACGGTGTATTGGCCGGAGAAGGAAACGCGGTAGGGCCGGATTGTCATGGCTCCACCTTCTTGGCATCATTGATCGCCACCTCGGCATACAGCACGACGGCCTTGGCGAATGTCTCATTAGACCGGTGCAGCGTGAACCAGTGGCGCGTGAGGAAATCGCGAAAATCCGTTAGCGTCCGTTCAGCTTCCGGCGTCCGGGCCAGCGTGTGCAAATCGTCCATAACGTCTTGCAGGTCTAGTACAGCGTCTACAACTTCCTGCGGCATGGTTTCGCTGTCCAAGTGTATCCGGTACTCCCGGCGCTTGCGGTCGGCTTCGTATTTGCTTTGTTCTTCACTCATTCGTTTATCTTTTCGTCACCCGGAATAGGATGTCCGGGTAGAGTCGCTGGAACATTTTCGCCTTCAACTTGAATGCCGGAGTCTCCACGCCCTTGAAGTCTTCCACCACGTCCCGGCCCCTGTCCTGATACCGGAAGTCCGCGATGTACCGGATCGCGCGGTGTCGCTTCCCGTCACTGCCAACAAATGCCGGGTGTATCTCGAAGGACGGTTGCGTCGTCAAATTCTGAATCTCCCCGGCGCGCTCCAGTAGCCGGAGTTCCTGGTAGCGCCGGGCCTCGCCTTGACTGGCGAAGGTCACGCCGTCAACGGTCGTGCGTTTCGCTCTGTACTTGCTCTGCATTCTCCCTCTACTCCTTCCGTAGTTGCTGCACATACTCCCGCGCGCGCGCCTCGGCATCCCGTACTGATAGCCCGCCGTCGAACTGCATGATGGCCGCGCGCTCTTCATAGAGTTCGGGCCAGTTGGGTTCCACCGTCATCGCAGTGACTTTCCGATAAGCTGCAACGTCAAACACGGCTTCAAGCGCTGCAACGTAGCATCCACTATCGACACGTTTTCCATCTCGCCCCGTACCGCGCGGCGTAGCAGTGACATGAGGTCAGATGGAGATACGTTACCGGTCACGACGGTGGCACACTGGCCCGTACTCCGGGCGTCTAGGAGTTCCCAAAGGCTGGACACGCGCGCGTGGTTCCATTCGGTTTTATCGATATCATCGATAAGCAATCCCGGCGCTGTCTTCCACGCGTTGTACATGCCCCGCCCCTCGGCGAACGTATCAGACGTTTTGCAGAATCGCCGCGCCGATACCTCGGCCACGTCGCGGCCCGCGAAAAATATCCGTTTCAACAGGCACCGCGCCATGTAGGATTTGCCGGTGCCGGTCGGGCCGTAGATACAGACGTTACTGTTCCGGCCATCCCCATCCACGCGCGGCCTTCCACGGGTCCGGGTTGATGGCCTCAATTTCCCGGTTGCTCCGGGTAGAATGCGGCGTCCCGAAACTGCGGTGTCGACGAGTTCGCGTGCTAGTAGGTTGCCATAGCGTGTCGCCATTTCCTCGGCACGCTGGCGGCGCTGGTACTCAGCCCAAAGCCGTTCCGCGCAGGGGTCGCAGTGCAACGGCAAGTCTTTGCCGAAGGCAAACAGGCCGTGCGGCTCTTCGATGGTTACAATCACCCCGCAGCCGGGGCAGGGCTTAGAATGGGGCGGCATTGGAATCCCCCTCCATGGCTTCGCCTATTTTCTGAGGGCCGGTCGGATAGCTGCCCTCGNTAAGCGCCGTCACCTTGCCGGGCTTCAGGAACCAATCCGCGTTGGCCTTCCAGTTGTCTTTGTTTTCTCCCATGAGCCAGGGACAGCCAGGAATGGCCTGTATGGCGTCTTTCCAGTTGTCCCGCCAGTGAGGCTCTTTGAGGCGCGTTCGTAGCGCCTGTGCCCGTTTTCCGCTTACGACGGTGCATCGCGGAAGGTTGTTCTGTTTTGCCATGCCGTTCCATGCCGTGATGAATTCGGCAGCGTGGTCTGTTTCGTTCCGTGCCTTGGCACGGAATCCCGTAGGACCTGAAGATCCTGAAGATCCTGAAGGTCCTGAAGATCCTGCTTGACTAGTACCGGAACGTTCCTGTCCATGGACATTATCATTAACGTCCAAGGTTAAGTCATTGGGGTCCGGGCACTTACTAGCATACTTCTTTTCGTTGGGGTGCGGGTTCTGGTGTTCCTCAAATTTCGGGATCCAGAGGTATTTTCCGTCGCCATAGACCCGTATGCAATCGATACGTTGCAGTTCCGTCAGTAGGTCAGGAACGTTAATGTCCATGTCGTAGGGAAAAATTTCGGCCCGAATTTTCTTTACCCGGTGCGGGAGTCGGCCCCGCCAGTCCGCCATGTTCCACAAACCGATAAAAAGCAGCCTTGCCATTGGGGAGCATTCTGAGAGATCTTCGTTGATCCAGAATCCCGGTTTGATGTACCGAATTCTCATCCCCCGTTCCCCTGAGTCCCCTGCGTCCCCTGGGCCTCAACCCAGCGGAAGAATGCGGGAACGTCCACCAGCACCCGCCTCCCCACGCGCTTGAATACCCCGGCTTCCGCCATGCCGTTGTCCCCGGCGCGGGCGACGTACCCGCGCATACCGATGACCGTCGGCCACTCGTAATGCTTGTTCCAGTCCGCCACGGGAATATACCGTGGCAACGCTCTATGCACCTCCATATACACAGTCTCCTCTACTATGTTGCAACTGCGGTTAATTGCCTTGACTACATCTTACCAAATCTCACTCCCTTTGTCAAACCATTACCGCTTTTTTGCCCCTGCTTTACCCGTTGGGCACGCCGGCGGAATCCCGACGTAATCCCGACGTAATCCCGACGTAACCTCGACGTAACCTCGCCCGGCCCGCCGCGTGTGGACGGCAGGCCGGGCGGGGCGGGCTATTCTTCATCCCCGGCGTCCGGGTCTGTCATACACTCTATCGGGTCGAAGAAAAGCGTGTCCTGCTTAATCTCCCCGTGTCCGATGGACTCCAGGTTGCGCACGGCCTGCCGGAAGTAGCTCTCCTTCAACTCGCAGCCCATGCCCCTGCGGCCATTGATGACGGCCCCGTATACCTCGCTGCCCACGCCCATGAATGGCGTGAACACGGTTTCATTGGGATTCGAGTACAGCGCGCAGCACCGCTCGATAACGTCAAGCTGGAGCGGATGCACGTGCTTTTCGTCTTCGTGGTCCCGCGCCTGCTTGTACTCCAGCACACGGCCCCATCGGATATCAGTCCACACGGCCTGCGCGTAATTTCGCCAGATCCAATGGGAGTACTTATTCTGCGTCTGCTTCCCCTGGAATCCCTTGAACTGCATCAACTCCGCCGGGATGGGAGTAGCCCCGGCGTAGTCCATGAATCCGTGCTCGTGCGTCACGGGAATCGGGTTCGTGCCCTTCTTGCGGAAACAGATCAGGTAATCCGAAGATGCCGGATTACTCAGTGTACTATCTTCGCATACCTGCCGGTGTGACAGCGCCTTGCTCATCGTGCGCAGCCTCACGGAAAGCGGCTCGTTGTAAATGGTGTAGCGCGGCAACATCTGCCAACCCATGTCACGGTGTGCCCGGATAATGTCTCCGGGAAAGTCTGCGTACCCGCCGAGCGCGCAGCCGCCGTTAATCGGGATGTCCGTGCAATGCACCGCCGTGATTCTGCCGGGCAGCGTGACGCGCGTTATCTGTTCGATGATAAACCGGTAATGCTCCCAGAATTCCTCGTATGTCCGAGCGTTGCTCAGGTCCCGCTCACTGCTCGAATACGTGTACAGCGCGCCTCCCTTCTCCATGCCGAACGGCGGCGAGTAGATGGAAAGGTGAATGCTTTCATCCGGGATGCTCTGCATCATTTCCGCGCTGTCGCCATTGTAAATGGCATAGCGCTCGCTTACTACCTGAGTTTTTCACAGCCATGACGGCAATTCCTCCTTGGTTGTCCCGTATTCGCGTTTTCTCGATTTTCAGGGCGTCATTCATGAACTGCACAAGGTTCGTGAACATGCGTTCCGCCTGTTCCGCCTTGCGCTGGAGGTTGGCCGTGACTCCAGCCTCGCCTTCCGTGGAAATGATATCGACGTATACCGGGCGTGTCTGCCCGAATCGCCAGCAACGGCGCACGGCCTGATAGTACTGTTCATAGCTATGACTCGGAAATGTAGTGATGCGGTTGCAGTGCTGCCAGTTCAATCCGAAGCACCCGATCTTGGGCTTTGTAACCAGTTTCAAAAGCTCGCCACTGGCGAAGGCGTTAAAGATCTCTTCCTTCTCTTCGTCCTTCATACTACCCTTGATTTGTCGCGCGCCGGGTATCATCTTTTCCAGCATGTCCCCCTCGTTGTTGTACTGGCACCATGATACGCACGGGTCATCGTAGGGCGATATGATATCTGCTACAAGCTCGCAGCGCTCTACCAGATTGATCTTGCGCTCTTCCCGCTCTTCCTCCAGCCCAACGGCCTTCACCGGGAACAACATACCTTCACGGGGCACGCTGTTATGTACCACGATCTGCCGTTCCACCAATTTTGGTAACTGGAATTTTTCGTCACTGAATCCAAGGTCCGAAGGCTTGCGACACGCCCGCGCCCATGAACATATCCAGCGCCAGAAGGGTATCTCCGCATGGCCCCGTAATCGCCACTCCCTTCGGTTCCTGCCCTTGTACCTGTCCGGCTCTTCCTCCTTGAAAAACATCGTCACCATATCCCGCGCGCCCAAATAGCCAAGTGCCTCGGAAGACGTGCCGAGTTCCATGAAGTCGTTCGGCGCGGCGGTCGCAGTACATAGCAGTCGATACGGGATGCGCTTGTTGAATTCCCGGATATGTTTTTGTGTCGCTCCGTCGATGTTTTTCAGGATTGAGGATTCATCGCAGACCACGCCCGCGAAGTCCGCCGGATTGAAGTAGTGCAAGCGCTCGTAGTTGGTTACCGTGATTTCCCCGATGCCCTTGCCCTCACGGGAGCGCACGGCGGTCAGCCCGAACTTCGCGGCCTCCCGGACGGTCTGGTCGGAAACCGCAAGCGGGGTGAGAATGAGTACGGGCTTGTTTGTCTTCTGGACTACGTTCTGCGCCCAGACCAATTGCATAATTGTTTTGCCCATCCCACAATCGCAGAACAGTGCGGCGCGCCCTTTCACAAGCGCCCAATCCACGAGGTATTGCTGGAAGTCCATGAGGAAGTCCGGCATCCATAGCGGCTCGAATCCGCTGTTATCCGCGTGCTGTTGTTTGCGCCGCAGAAACTCCGCGTAATCATTCATTGCCGATCTCCATCTTGTATCCCGTGCATCGGAACGTCACGTGGGATGCATGCTCGCCCGTCTCACAGTCCCGCCATATCACGCGGCCTTTCTTGCCGTGGTAATGCAGGTACAACCTGCCGTTAATCAGGTACAACCCCGGCTCGATCCGGTCGCCGTCGATGTTGACACACCCGCCCGTCGCGCTCTTTAACGTGATGCTATCCATCGGCTGGCTCCAGCCCGAACGCCACAAGCTCCGTAGGCGTCATGCAGGCCGGGCAGACGTATTCATAGCCATCGATAAGGTTAATCGCGTGTACGGCCAGCACGGCGCGGCACCGGTCGCACGGCACGCCGTTGGGATATATTTTCCTGTTCATTCATTTCTCCTTATGGCCCGCAGCCCCATGGACTGCGGGCCGGTTGCCCCGTTAGAACGGCATGTCATCATCCGGGATAGGCTCTTCAATTACCGGCGTTGTGGCGGGCGGCGGGCTATCCTGGGCGCGCGCGGGAATCTCCATGGGCGGATCAGGAATCGGGTTGCGGCAGGCGTTGAAAAACGTGCGCTGATAGCCGTTCCGCGTATTCAGGTTGGCCTCCACGACCCGCCCCTTAAGCTCGCCCATGCGTTCCTCAAATTCAGAGAACGCGGACAGTTTCAGGCCCAGCATGAGGTTATCGGCGAGGATGTACGGCATGGCGGTTTCGGTAATGGTCGAGTCCTTGAACGCCATGCGCCCGGTGTGCGGTCCCTCGATAACCTTGAGAGTAAACGCGATCTTCGGGTCGCCCTTCTTGGTCTCCGCAAGCCGGACGTTGTCAATAACCATGACGTATTTACCATCTGTTAACGGCTCTCATTCCCCGCCTTCGCGTTTCTCCGGCGGCGTGGTATTCGCGTATGCGCTATTGTACTTTTCGAGTCCCATGTCCTTAATCCTTTTCGAGTTTGTTAAGCGTTTCGATGGCGAGGTGGATTGCGTCCGGCGGAAGGTCACCGAATGCCGATGCGTTGTACGTATTGAGCAAGTCCACGATCTGATCTGCCGGGTACAGCAGGTTCAGCGCGCACGCGCTTTCAAACGCCTGTAGTTCGAGTTCCTTGGCGCGCGCGATTTTCTGTGTGTCCATCACGGCCTTCCACGACTTCGCGCCGTGCGAGGCTTGCAGGGACTTCGCTTCATCCTTGGGCGTGAGGCAACACGCCGCACACGCCTTGGCGAACCGGGCATCCGCGTCACCCAGCGGCGCGGCGGGCTTCGCGGGTTCGGGTTCGGCGGGAATCTCCGTCTCCGGGAATAGATACGGGTCTGCGGTTTCATCCGGGCCGGGCAGGAGGCGCGGCTGTTCGAAGGCGCATTCTAGCGATGCGAGGTTGTCCAGGCTGGTGTTAATATTCAGCTTCAGCACAAATATCTCTACCGCCTTGCCGTTCGCGTGCGCCTGTTGCGGCACCAGTTCCAGGTCCACCNAAACGCCCGAAATACGACGCCCGCCGCGTATGGCCTGGAGGAGCGCGATCCCCGTGTTGAGGTTCTTTATCGAGTTATACGAGGTCGTGTTGATCTGCGCGATTTGCATACCGGGGATCCCGCGCACGAAAAACACGAGGCTGGCAAGCTGCTTGCACCCGTGCTGCTTGGCGTAGTCACACTGCGCGGGCGCGGGGCACTCNANNTCNTCNAACTCGCCCGCGTCGTTNGCCCGGTGNGCCACTTCGCCGTCGCCCTTNCATTTCAGGCCGGTCGATTTGCCNTAGCACTTNTACCACTGCGGGAANATTTCNTCNTGCGTTTCCGCNCCGAANGCGATGCTGATNTTNTTCGGCTGTTCNCCGTAAANNNGATAGAACAGGTCNTTCATGGCCGGGTCNTGGAAGTCNGCNATGAAGTGGTNNGANTTNACGGGATANTGCCCGCGCTGNCCNTGCGCTTTCTTTCCCAGCCGGATGATACCGCACCGCGTGAATCGCCGTTGCTCNCTNAGTCCTTTTATCGGCATGTCATACTCTCCCCGGCCATGGCCGCCACGTCGCGGGCCAGTGCTATCAGGTTGTGCCGCGTCCACGGGCCGCGCCGTGAATGCCCGCGCGGCTTCCACGATATCACGGAGTCGCGGGTCATAGTGCATGTGCAGTTCATCGCCCTCCCCGCGCGCCGTGAACTGCCCGAACGGTCGTGTTGACTGTGTATCTAGGTTGCATTTCGATTCCTCCATAGTTGTTCAATGCGTCGATTTCGATCAGCGTTTTCCGGCGGTGCGTACCTGTAATCCCAGTACATATCCGCCGCTTCCTGTTCATCCTGTTTCTGTTCCCGCTTAGCGTCTCGATATTCCTCGTAGTCACTCCAGCGCGGCTTTGGCGCGGGCTTCACGGCCACGGGTGGCGGCACGTAGTCCCGGTGGAATATCCACAGCCTGCCGCGCAGAAAGTACCAGCTAAGCGCGTTGCTGCGCTCGTATGGCCCGCGTGACTCCACGGCCCGGACACCGAAACGGCACGCGTCATGTTCCGTCATCCCGGACGCCGCGACGAACTCCGCCAGCGGAAATTGCTCCAGCGTGTCGGAACTGCGGAGCCATGCCTGTACGATGTCGTAGCAGTCAGCTATCGCCATTGCCCTGCCACTCCCGTATGTTCGCGGCCAGCCNATGACAGACTTGATCGGCATCCTGCATGGCCATCGTTATACCGCCGTCATTGTCGTTGTAAACGCCACGGCGCTCCCGGAATTCCGCGTGCCACACGTCAATAAGGCGAAGCGTGATAGCGTCGTTCACTTTTTGCCCTCCTGTACGAGTGCGTCCATAGAACACTGTAACGCGCTGGCGAGTTTTTGCAGTGCCTCAACGTGAGGCGTTGCGCCCTTTTCGTACCGTCTGATATTTTGCTCCGGCACCCCGGCACGCCGGGCGAGGTCGAACAGCGTCCAGCCCCGGCGTAGTCGTAAGCGCCTGATATTGCTACCAATTTGCATGTGCTTGCTCCTTTCATTCGTGATAATAACTTGTGATAGTCATTTCTGTCAAGAAAAATATCAGGCGCGCCCGGAATACCCGCCCGCGGCAGTCCCGCGGTTGCGCGTAAGTCTATGGACTGCAACGGGATACGGGAATTGAAATTATTTTGAAAAAAGGGGTTGACAGACGGTATAAGGTATGATACAATTATGACAGTTAAGACAGTTAAGACAGTTGATAGCAGCCAACGCCCGCGAGGGCAAGGGAGAATGACGATGACAAAGGCACAGGCAAAGAAGCAGGCGGACAAAATGCGGAACGTAAACTACAACATAGACGCCACGAATCGGGAAGCTCAGGCCGATGCTGAAATGATTCGGGAAACGGTAGCCGAAGCAAAGCGTCGCGGCATCCCCACAGCGCAGGTCATCCGGGAACGTCAGTCGTAACAAGCAACGCGGCCCGGTGCCAGCGCGCCGGGCCGCGCGGGAGAATGAGACATGGAACGCACAGCACGGATTCAGTACGACAACGGCAGGCAGGCTACGGTCACGGTGGAAGGCGAGTATATCGCATGGTTCGATGGCCGCTTCACGCAGGGCGAGTCTATCCCGATGCCCGCGCTCGGAATCACGTATCTCGGATGGAAGGACGGTGAGGCATGAGACTCCCGACAACCACAGTAGCCGCGTGGAAGATACACGGCCCGGAACATCCCCGCGACGCCCTGATACTCGAAGCCCGCAGCCAGATAGCTCAGGAAGCCCAAGGCGACGGGCCAGCGCAGCCGTACATGGAGGTTCCAGATAACTTGCTGCCCACGTCGGGCAGGCCGGTAGTCACGGACGGCGGCACGCGGAAGGTCGCGGTCACCATCGGCGCGGCGCACCTGGATAAGGCACGGGAGCTTGGGGACGGCAATGTCAGCGCGGGTATCCGGCTTGCGCTGGAGTGCATGCCGTAGCCTATCCACAGAAATCCCGGTACGCCTATCGCGTGCCGGGTATTTTTTATTGACCTGAAAAAAAGACTTGACATTCTGCATTATATAATGTATAATAGGGATAGTTGAAGCAAACAGGGAGAAAGACAATGAGCCGAATTTACAGTTACATGAGCAAATACTCGGGACGCCAATACAATATCGAGCGGGTCAATAACGGATGGCTGCTCAGCGAATGGAGCCATGGCGGATTGTTGATTGCGAAAACCAAGGCCGAATGCGTTGCCTACCGCGAAGTCGTTGACCACTATTCAAAGGACGGGCGCGGCAACATCGAAGATCCCAATACCGGCGAACCGCTTCCTGTAGTGACATTCAAATAAGGATAGGGACAATGGCGAAACTGAGATACAAGAAGGTTGAATATCAGGTTAACGGGCACGATGAGCACGGCGACGTTATCGACTGCGACCATGCGGATACGGAAGCAGACGCGCGGGAAATGTTCACCACGTGGCTTGCGCGCATCGGCACGGACGGGATAATGTCGGTCAGTGTGGAGCGCGTGACAAGTCGGTACTACGATGGTGACATTCCCGACGTAGAGTACGACGTGATTCTGAACAGTGATGAGGAATGAAGATCACACGAACATGGGCAATGCCCAGCCGGAACACATTCGCAATCAAGCCCATACATGATTTGATTGCTCCGCTAGTCGAGTCATCGGAAGTTATCTGTGACCCATTTGTAAATGATAGCCCATTCAAATCCTGCTGCCAGTATCAGAATGACATTGACCCGGCTATTCATTGCACAAGCCATGCCGATGCTTTTGATTTTTTATGCTCCATTCCTGATTCATGCTGCGACTTGGTTTTATTTGACCCGCTCTATTCTACGCGCCAAATATCAGAGTGCTATAAACGGCATGGACTATCGGTCAACATGGAAACCACTCAAGCCAGTTATTGGCGTAAGCTCCGGCATGAGATTGCAAGAATAACAAAGCCCGGCGGTATTTGCGTTTCATGCAGTTGGAATACAGGCGGAATCGGCAAGACATTGGGATTCGATATCTATGAGATACTGCTTGTTCCTCATGGTGGATGGCATAACGACACCATCATTGTATTGGATAGAAAGAACACGCTGATTTAGGAACACAACATGAAACTAGGACGCCCTCCCGAAATTCCCGACGCGGTACAATACTGCGTCCGGCTGTCACCGGCACAGATAGCAACTGCACTCAGGCTTGGCGCTACAGTCTCCGCTGGCATCCGGGCCGCACTGGATAAGGCAGCGAAGCGATAACAACTAAGCAGAAAAGCCCGGTACGCGACAGGCGTACCGGGCAAAACCACAGCGCGTAATGCGCCACGGCAATGCGGCTACTTTTGCAGCGCTTCTAGGATGGCCGATATCTGCGCCGGGTCGATCCGGGACAGCGCATCTTCCGCCACGCCTGCCCGGATCTCGCCTTCGCGCACACGGGCGTCAAGGTACTGCCCGATGAACGGAGCCAGCGCATTCAGGCCCGCTTGGAACGCCTCCAGCTGCTGCCGGGTAAAGTTCCGCGATGGCCTGCGCCTGCG